GTTCTGCAAAACTTTCAAAGTTATTTTTTATGGTTTCTAACCGGGCAGCATAACGTCTGTCAGTGGCTGCGTAATCATCAACTTTCCGGCAAGCGTGTATTACGGTGCTATGGTCACGGCCACCGCATAAGCTCCCGATTTTTGCAAGTGATATGCTGGTCTTATTCCTGATTAACCACATGAATATTTGACGTGGTTCTAATACCTCACGTTTACGGGTAGAATGGGAAATGTGCGTTGGCAGATAGTCAGCGTATGCCGACCTAACCGCAAGGTGTGCGGCTTTGATTGCTGCATCTTGTTGCTCCATGTTCATCCGGAGCATCCGTTCCAACTCTGCAATCCTGATGCGTTGGTGTTCAATGGTTTCTTTTAGCTGTGCCACCTCGCTGCGTCTAAACGTTGTCCTGCTGTTGTGCTGTGGTGCTTTTAGTTTTATTCTCATGGTGCAAATATAGTTCTTTATATGTTAGTTTCAATATACAAACCTGTTGAAATGTCATAGTTAAATTTCTGTATTCCGATTTCCCCCCAGTGCGAGAACTTAACTTTTTGGATGTGAACTTCCACAGTGTTATTGCTGAAATTTCGGTACACTGTCAGTCCATTGTCGGTCTTGTTGTAAAAGTTTGCACTTCCGGCTATATCATACAAGCTCGGTACATCATAATTTCCATCATCTTTTCTGCCTATTTTACGTGGGTGAGCCACCAAAAAACAATGCACGTTGTACCTTTCGCAGAAATTGACAATCTTATCCAGCGACTGCCCGATGTATTTCGTTTCACTTTCGCCATACTGATGTTCCAATTTGTTCCAAGCATCAATGACAAACCAATCTATATTCTTTCGGTTTTTAAGTTCGGAAACCTTTGCAAGTATGCTGTCAAGTGAGAAGTCCTTTTCCGGTTTGACAAAGAATATGCTGTTTTCAAGCAGATAAAGTGCTTCGTATATTTCATCCTGTGACATCCTGTGCTGCCCCATAAATGGCCGCTTGGTCAACTTACGCAGCATCTTACTGATATGAAGTTCAACTGGTCTATTTTCAGGGCTGTAAAACGCACCTTTCCACTGGTGTCTTTGCAATAGTTTCAGCAGCACGTGATCCAAAAAGTCCGATTTCCCATGTCCGGGTATGCCCGTAATGGTGGTCAAATATCCTTTGTGAAATGACAGGTATTTATCAAAACCAACCATCCCGGTTTTTGCACCTTCCGGCAATCCGTAATTGTATAGGTTTTCGATTTCGGTTAAATAGTCAGTTACTCCGAACACACCAATCATAGGAAATTCGGTAAAATTCATGCAGGCATCACGCAGGGCAAACGCACCATTCAGCAATAAATACTCGTTTGCATCCTTGCATTCAGGGAATACAATGTAATTACATTTGTCCTTACCAAATCTGTCAGCTATTGCGTTGCGTAATTCTATACCGGGTGCATCGTTATCAACTGCAATGTGTATCTTTTCAATGTGATCAAATGCAGGCATGAAGCGGTCAAAGAATGTAAGGTTTGGTTGTGCGCCATTTGGCACGCTGATAACATTCTCAATGCCGGCTTCGATAAGTGCGAGTGCATCCATTTCACCTTCAACTATCCACAATTCATTTGCGTTTGCAAGGCAGTCTATATTGTACGGGATAAGCTCTGCGCCTTTGTGCATCTTGAAATGCTTTGCGCCATCTCGGTACTTTACATTTTTCAGCACACCATCCTCAAAGTAATTGAAGCAAATGCAGTTCACTTGCTTGCTGACCTGTGGCATCCATTCGGTCTGCTCTGTGATTTGCATTTTGTTCACGGTGGCTGCGGTGATCCTGCGGCTTTCAAACCATTTCAGAACTTTGTCGGATAGTCCAGTGGTGTTTTTCCATTCCGGCACTTCGTATTTAATTACTTCTGGGCGGTCAATTATTGCACCCTTCCAGCCGCAATGGTGACAAATCCATGCTTTCTTATCCAAGTTTACAGACAGGCAGCGGTCTGTTTTCTTTTTACGGGTATGGCTACACTGGGGGCAAAGTGTTTGAACTTCACCTGTGGTTTTACCTTGCGGTATTTCGATATTGTAAAATGCGTAGCTCACAAAACAACCCCTCCAAGATTTTTGATTTCAGGTTCAACAATCCGGTAAATTTCTACACCTGAATTTTTTAGCTCTTGCAGTCCTTCATCTGTGACACTGATTTCCATGTTCACAAATTTGCCGTTTTCATTTTGCTTTTTGTAAAACACCATGTAAACTTTCGGTGTTTGGATTGTTCCTTTCTTTGGTTCTTTTGCCAACCAATTCATTGCAGTCCGGTAAAGGTTTTTGTAATCTTTATTCTTTTTGTAATTTTCAATGCGGTTCAGAATATCATCTACCTGTGTAGGTGACCAGCCTTCTGCAACCAGTTTGTCAAATTCAGGCCGTGAAATTTCCAAATGATCGAAGGCTCTATATATATTCTCTTCATTCTTTTCATTCTTATAATTCTTATCATTCTTGTTTGTTGTCACTTGTTTGTCAGTTGTTTGTCGTTTGTTTGTCGTTTGAGTGACGTTTTGTTTGTCGTTTTCTTCGTCAGTAAGTTGGTAACATTCATATTTACAAATAGTTACAATGGTAAATTTGTTTGTCGTTTTTACTTCAATTTCGCCAGTGTTTGCAAACTTTTTCAGCAATGTTCTGACAGAACGCTGTGAAATGCCCGTTGCTATTGAAAGATGGCCGATTGAAGTAATCAGTTCACCACGTTTTACTTCGTGTCCTTGCCACATTTTATCGGCATGGTTTGCTTTCAATGTAAGGTAGATAAAAAGATGTACTGCTTCAGAACTACCGAACCACTGCCAGTCAATAAACTTCCGGTGTATCTTAATCCATCCGTTATTCATTTGGCTGTCCTTTCTCATAAAGTCTGATACATTCCCGGTAGTAAATCAAATACAGTTTGATTTTTGATTTCTCATTTAGGTAAGTAGGCCACAATAATTTATCATGGCACTGGTCAATTTCAAGCTGTCCTAAACGATGTGACAGCGATTGGATGCACTGCTCTGCAATTTCTCTTGGCAGTGGCTTCGGTTTGTAGATGTTAATTTTTTCCATAAAAAAAACACCCACACTTTCAAAGGTTAGACCCGGCCCCAAGTTAGCCGACCTTTTACTTGCGTGGGTGTTGTTTAGATTTTTACTCATTGTCTTGGTTTCTCGGCAGGGGGTCTAATCCTGTTGTTCCGATATGCAATTATATAACAAAGATTTTAGATTTTCAAATTTTAATAGCGTAAATTTACTTTTTCCCTACGTTTGTAATTGTAAATCTGTTCAATCAATGTGATATATTGTGCTGAACTTTGGCAGTCAATCAATGCACTTGGCTGTAATCGCAATTTTTGAATAAACTCTGTAAACTCAAATTGTGGCTTTGCAAATAGTTGAAGCATAGCAAAAATAAAATATGCCCTACGATAACCAGCATAAAGAGGTTCCAATAGCATTATATTGTCTGCCATTTCAATTGCCTTTTTCCAGTTATTAATTTTAAAATTACCGTTGTAAAAATCCTTAATATCTGAACCGTGTGCATTTGAATTAAAAGCTGAAAGCATTGGCATACAGACATTGTGCGGAAATTCATATTTCTTTTTGAAAATCCGATACTTAATGTAATCGGGATAACCAAGTTTGCAATAACCTTCAAGATAGTCATCCGAGTTCCAAGTCTTTTGGGTTGCATTCAAAATGTGTACTTCCGGCAATCCGTAGTTTTCACAAATAATGTAATGCAATGGCAGTCCAAGTTCTCTGATAACTTCAAAGCGGTGCTGTCCATCAATGATTTCATAGTTTTCATTTACCAAAATTGTGGTAAATAAATACTTTTCAGACATTGACTTTCGCAGTCGGTTAAGGTGCAACAGGTTTAAGTTTCTGTTGCCATCAATAGATTTGAAAAGGAAGTAATCCTCTGTGGTGTGAACTTGCATAGATGCAGTGGTTCGGGTTTTTGAATTAAACATATAGTTATTTATTTGGGTTTTATTCGTTGCAGTATTGCTGTCTTTCGTGGTAATCAATGTCGCTTTGCTCGTCACGTTCCCATTCGATTGTTTGGGTTATGTACCACGACCACCCCTTTTCCCATTCGGTAAATTGATAAGTTCCCTGCGGATATGGGTTGATACCGTCATGCAAATCAGCATCAAATTCGGCTGCGGCCTTGTGGCCTTGTTCAAATACTGTGTTCATGCCGCAAATATAATATAGTTTTTTATATCTATGCAAGTATTTTAATAAAAAGTTTTCAACATTCTTAAAAATTATGGTAATTATTCCACAAACTTTGCATCCGTGCAACGCCACACCAAGATATATTTTGAGTATTTCGGCTATGATACCACATCGTTTGTCCGTTGTGAGGTTTGTGGTGCTGCTGCAAACGATATTCACCACATACAAGCAAGGGGAATGGGTGGCAGCAAACACGCTGACTGCATTGAAAACCTAATGGCATTGTGCAGAAAACACCATGAAATGTATGGAGACCGCAAACAATGGAAGGACTGGTTACAAAAGGTACATGACTTGAAAATAAAACGTGAGTGACGAAATCCCAAATCATAACGGAGATAGCAACGAGCAAATGGCTGCCGGACTTCTGCCAAAAAGTAGGAAAGCACGTCGCCTCCGACTTACAGCAGCATTTATTGTTGATGCTTTGCGAAATGGGCGAGGAAAAAATCACCAACTTGCACCAGAACGGAACGCTGATATTTTACCTTGTCCGGGTGGGTGTAAATGCAGTAAACGGCAACCGATACACAAAGTTTTATCGTGACCACCTACGCACCAATGAAACGCTACCCGATGACTACGATGACACCGCTGAGGATTACGATGAAAGCAATTTTAGGCGGATGCAGGAAGCACGTGAGGCAATCAATTACAAAGAGGTGTCGTTACACTTTAACCGCTCCGAATGGTACGTGGAGAAACTTTGGATGCTATACAATGAAAATCGCAGCATGGCCAGCATAGCCAAAGCCACCAAAATAAATTACAGAGAAATCAGTCAAATCATTAATGCCCTGAAAACCCAAATAAAAGAACGCTACAATGAACTTGGTTAATATAATATCCGTTGCCGCATTAGCGGTACTGCTATCCCGGTACTTATTCCCCCCGGTGATTAGCTTTGTGTTGAAAGTCAGCACACCGCACAGACCGATTTACAAACCCTGGGAATGTGGCTTCTGTTTATCGTGGTGGCTCGGCCTTGCCGTATTCATTCCACTTGCCGGGTGGTGGGGATTGCCCTTTGCTGCCTTGTCTGCTGTGTGTGGCAGTTTAATTGACCGTTACCTATGATTGAAATTTTAATATTTTCATTTATTTCGTTTGGCTTTGGTTATTTAATTGCATACGTAAGACATACAAAGTGATGACACCCGAACAAAAAGAAATTTGCCTACAACTGAAAGAAACCATTGAGCGTATTAACCGCACGGGAACCTATGCCCTTTCGGCTGATTACTATGCCAAACTAAACGAAGTACACCGCCAGTTATACGGACAGCCATTGCCAGGTTGCCGCTCATGTATGTTTGATGCTTTGAAACGATTATACCGAGAAGCCAATGCCTAAAATTATACATAGCGGAAACGCAGGTGATTTGATTTACTCCTTACCTGCCATGCGGAAAGCTGCCGAGCTGAAAGGCGAAACCGTTGATTTGTACCTGCATATAAACGTACCGGGCAAATACGGCAATATGTCGCACCCGATGGGCAACGTGCAGATGAACCGCAAGATGGCTGAAATGCTGGAACCTTTGTTGTGGGGTTTGGATTTTATCAACGACATCCACATAACTGAAAACGATGAAAAGGTAGATTATAACTTTGACCTATTCCGTAAATTCCACAATTACACAGGGCATATCTCACAGTGGTATTTTCATATCTACCCGGAACTGACCTGCGATTTATCCGTGCCGATTAACTTTGATTTAGCACCCAGCCCCGAAGCATTTGATATTGTTTTAAATCGGACAAGCCGATACCACAACCCCACATTTGATTACACTGCACTCCGTCAATATCAGGACAGAATAACTTTTGTCGGCCTGCCAGAGGAGTTCCGAGTAATCAGCGCTAAGTTGCCAAACATAAAACACTACCCAGTGCAGAACTTTTATGAACTTGCGCAGGTAATATCTGAATGCAACCTATTTATCGGCAACCAGTCAATGGCCTTTGCAATAGCCGAGCAGATGAAACACCCAAGAGTTGTGGAAATATGCCCAACTGCGCACAACGTCATCCCGACAGGGCAGAACGGATTTGGTGCGTGGACAATCGTTAATCTATTACAAATTTTAAAAATACATGGCTGAAACTTTTAAAGCACACGAAAGGCGCAAAGCGTCAGGATTTTATGAAAAATACATCAAAGGTCAGGGAATAGACATTGGATGCGGCAGAATTGATACATTTGACGGCATCGACACTATCAGCATGACCGATTGTGTGCATCACGACAAAGACGATTGCGATGCAACCACAATGGACAAATACCCGGACAACACCTTTGACTACGTTTACGCTTCGCACGTGCTGGAACACCTTGACGACCCAGTTACCGCCATTCAAAATTGGTATCGCATATGCAAACCCGATGGGCATATCATCATGAGCATACCGCACCGAGATTTGTATGAGCGTAAAAAAACATTGCCGAGCCGTTGGAATTTAGACCACCGATATTTCTATCTGCCTTATTCATGTGAGCCACCACATACTTTTAGTGTTGAGGGCATCCTATTACAAACAGGCATAAAGGAGTATTGGGATATAGAGGTCATAGACACAGCAACCAACGCAGACAAACCAGAGGAACACAACAACGG